CGCACCACCAACCGCACCACCAACCGCACCACCAACCGCACCACCAACCGCACCACCAACCGCACCCTCTGCGCCATCTGCACCCTCTGCACCCTCTGCGCCATCTGCACCCTCTCCACCTTCTGCACCCTCTGCGCCATCTGCGCCTTCTTTTTTCTCTTCTTTTTTCTCTTCTTTGTTATCTTTTTTTCTCTCTTCTTCAATTTGTGCTTTACATGTTTTATTTTGTTCTTCAAATTTTTTTGTGATTCCTTTTTGCAATGGTATTAAAATATCTTCAATAATTGCTTCAAATGTTTTTTTACAAACTAATTGTTTACTGTCTTGGATTGTAGAGCTTGTTTTATATAAATTATTTTTTTTAGAATATTTTAATGAAGAATTAAATCCAACTTTCAAAGGTTTTAAAATTGCAATTTCCTTACAAATGTCAGTGAGTTTTTTTTTAGCAGCTGGTTCTTCATCTTCAACCATGATTTTTTCATCACAACTTGAAAAAATATTTTTATACATCTTTTCTTGACACGCCTTATCACACATTTTATCCGCTTCAATATTCTCTTCTGAAAAGTTTGCCATAATTGTTTGTATTTCTAATTTCTCCATTTTTTGTGATACATTTTCCAATTGTTTGCATATTTTATCTTGAATATCAAATGCTTTTTTAATATATACTTTTTGTTTTTTGGTTATCTTTATTTTTACTTTTTTTTCCATATCTTTATACACATCTTTTGGAACATCGTCTGGCAACACTCCTTTTTTCGATTTAAATAATGCGTTTATTATATGTTGGTTAAAAGATAGTTCTCCGGCTGCTTTTCCTTCTCCGGCTTTTCCTTTCCACCATTTATTTAATCCAAACGTTGCAGCTTTCATTGCTAATTTAATTGCTGCCTTATACATAAACCCCTTTCGTTTTTTCTCATCTTTAAACGGTGAATCTTTATGTGTATGCACTTTTTTTTTACCTTCTTCGCCACACAAATCTTTTAAAGTGTTCTTCATGTTGTCATAGTTATCATAGTTAATTTGCTGTTCCGTTTTTTTACTCTTTTCTCTATTTTTTTCACCACCTAAAAAAAAATCCAACTCGTCCTCCAGTATGCCTATAACTACACCAACCGACGGTTGTGTTGTTTTAGGTAACGTTTGTGTTACTTCTTTCATTTCTTCTTCGTCTTTTTTTTTTGAAGTCATTACATGTTTCTCTGTATATTTTTTATCTATCAAACTCGTCAGTCTCCTACCAATTCTTTGAAAGGTTTTTAATTTTATTTTTATATTTAAAGCTTTCATTTTCTTTTTCTTATTTTTATCCGATGCGCCAGCTGTGCCTGCTGTGCCTGCTTCGCCTACTGTGCCTGCTGTGCCTGCTGCGCCTGCTTCGCCTGCTTGCTTTGCGTTTGCTGTGTCTGCTTCTCCTGCTGTGTCTGCTTCGCCTGTGCCTGCTGTGCCTGCTTCGCCTGCTGTGCCTGCTTCGCCTACTGTGCCTGCTGTGCCTGCTGCGCCTGCTTCGCCTGCTTCGCCTGCTTGCTTTGCGTTTGCTGCGCCTGTGCCTGCTGTGCCTGCGTCTGCTTCGCCTGCTGTGCCTGTGCCTGCTGCGCCTGCGTCTGCTTCGCTCGTGTCTGCTTCGCTCGTGTCTGCTTCGCTCGTGTCTTTTGTGTCGCCAAACCAACAATGTTCAAATTCTTCAATACTAATTTCTTTATCACTTTTTTTAAATTCTTCACTTTCATCAATTTCATTCATTTCATCCCTCATGGCATTTTCTTTTTTTTTATCTTTTTTAGGTTTCGCATCTTTCATTCCACCGTTTTCCTTGAAATCATTTAATATTTCATCAACTATAACATCATTTATACTGCAAAAAAAAATATCAAAAACAATATATTTGATAATTGCTTCTTTTTTTAATTCTATTTTTTTATTTTGTAACATTTTTTGAATTGTTTCATCTTTGAAAATAGTTTCTAATTTTACTCCTTTATTCCATTCGCCATTTAATTTATCAAAAAAATAATTTTTTTCAATTTTATTAAGAATAAATAATTTTGAAAAGTCGTGATTATGATGCTCTGGTTTTTTCCAACCACTAATTGACCAATTACCTTTCATTTTTGATATTTTTAAATCGTAGGTTAAACATAACCTCATCTGCATCTTTAACTCTTTCTTAATCATTTCAATACATGCTTCCTGTAATTCTTTAATATGGTCCAAATTATATAAATACAACAAAACCGCCATAATTATTAATAATGGGGCACCATAAGCAGCTGCCAATGTAACACCTACAATTCCTCCAGAGCTCATTTTACCACCAGTTTGTATTATATTTTCATCAAACGGCATATATTATTATATGTTATTTTTTTATCCATTTTTGATACCCAATGCTTTTAACTATGTTAAATGATGTTTCTAAATGTTCTTCAGCTATTTTCAAAGCCTTTATTTCCATTTCATTTAGTGAAGCTATATATTTTTTTATATCCCCAATATATTTTTTTTCATATTTCTCCAGATTAATAATATCCATAATAGTTTCCATATATTTTTTTAAAACATAAAAAATATACAAATTTTTTTTCAATTTTTTTTCAATTTTTTAATTTTATTACATAAAATAATAAATTTTTACTGCTTTTATTTTTTAACATAATTTTTGTTAAATCAAAATCGAGCGAATATCCGAATGAATTTAACAAATTCATAACAACATCTATATTCTCTATATCTATGAATTTTTTTGTATTTTCATCTACAAAGGCATGAGCGCAATGTGACGTTTCTTTACAACAATCAAATGTTTTAAAAGGTGACAATGTTTTCCGGGGTATCGTTTTTATATGATTTTTCATATCATCGGGAACACCCGATATAGTAATAATATTTTTATAGCATTTTGTAAAGGAATCGAGGTGTGTTTCTTTGCTAACTTTCCACATGCTTTTATAAAAAGCATACAAAAATAATAAAGCTAATGATTTTGTTAAACTTTTATTATTTTTTTAGAAAAATAATAAAAGTTTATTTTTGCAATACTTTTTTCTAAAAAATAATAAAGTTTATTTTTGCAATACTTTTTTCTAAAAAATAATAAAGTTTATTTTTGCAATACTTTTTTCTAAAAAGTATTATATATGACAAGTAAATTTACAATAGATGATATAGTAACAAAACGTCTAACTGTAGATGGAAAAAGAATTCAATCTATAGAATTGGGGACATTGGTTGTAATAGACCCTTCATATAATGTAGGTATTGGCACCGACATTCCCAAGTTACGATTAGATATCTCTGGAACAAACGGTATCCGAATACCGGTGGGGACAGACGCGCAACGACCAACCACTGGTGGAAATGGCCCTACAGATTTAAGCGGTGTTTTAAGATACAACACTTCATCAAATCAATATGAAGGCTGGGCACTCGATGGATGGCAGGCGTTTGGTGGGTCAAACCTACAATTATATGCAAAGGACATAAATCCTATGCTCAAATTAACAAAAGAAATAACAACATACGGTGGCAACGATGATGGTGGTGTAATAGAATTTTGTTTAAAAAATCAATCAGATTCGGTAACATATCAGGCGAAAATAAGTGCATTGGATTCAACAAATAATGCTGGATACGGGTCTTTAGTTTTTTCAACATCTGGTGGTGGAAATCTGGAAGAACGCATGATAATAGACCATTCCGGCAATGTGGGCATCGGTACGAGTTCGCCAAGTGTTTCTTTAGAAATTGGCGGAACCGATGCTTTAAGAATTCCTGTTGGTAATGATACACTAGTTGGTAGTAGCGGTGGTGAAAAACCAAGTGGTCAAGATGGTTATATAAGGTATAATAGCACTTTAGACCAATTTGAAGGATATGGTAATGGTAATTGGGGGTCGCTTGGTGGCGTGACATCTGTGAATCAATATAACAAAATAACAGCAGACGACAGTAATGGATTGCGATTTTACACCAGTAGTTCTAGTGCCGATATTCAGAGAATGAAAATTGATAATAATGGATATATTGGTATAAATACAGAACCATCAAGTAGTTATCTGTTACATGTTAATGGTAAATTGCGATGCTCTAGTTTAAACATAGCAGGGACAGATATAACAGCAAGTGCAACAGAATTAAATTATGTAGACGGAGTTACAAGTTCGATACAAACACAAATAAATGGTAAAGTTTCGTCACAATGGGTGACATCTGGTAGTAAGATTTATTATAATGGCGGCAACGTGGGCATCGGCACGACTTCGCCCAATCATAAATTAGAAGTAAGTAAAGAGGACCATCTTCGTGTTTGTATTGTATCAAGAAATAATGATAATTTGATTCAAAACACAAAATCTGCTGGTTTATGGTTGGGTGCAACATATAAAATAACTGGTGGCAAAAAAGCAGCTATAATAGCAAGTCCTCTCACGGGGAACGCCTGGACTGATGCTAATCTCGTAAATTTACACTTTTGTGTTAATAATGAACAAGCAACCGGTAGCACTCACGCAAACCTTGATACGGATGCTACAATATCTGATAGTAGAATGGTAATCCAACCCGACGGCAACGTGGGCATCGGCGTCACAGACCCAGACGAAAAATTAGAAATAAAGGAAGGTAACATTAAAATCACACAACATAGTTCTGATGATGGAATATACGGTCTTATATGGCAAAATAATAATCCCGGTCGAACCTTTTATATAGCAGGAGAAACATACGGTGGCGTAACCACCGATAGACATTTATATATTGGTTACACTGCGGACACAAGTATAAGTAATTCAAGTTATACTAATGGTGCTATGATAACCGTTAGAGCAGACGGCAACGTGGGCATCGGCACAGATTCGCCCGAATTCTTGTTACACCTCAAGCATACAGGCGATGTTACTTTAAGATTAGAAGCGGATTCTAATGATAGCGGGGAGGAGGATAACCCATTAATTCACATGTCACAGGACGGTGACGCGGGTTGGTTGAAATTAGGAATGACGGGAAGTGTAGGGGAAATTTATACTAATGCGTTGGGTAATTGTGGTTTTATGTCATCATACGATGACATGCAGTTTGCGACTGGTGGCACCGCAAGAATGACAATTTTGGAAAATGGCAACGTGGGCATCGGCACGACTTCGCCCAGATGCACATTAAATACATGTAAGAGGTTTAGCAGTACCTTAAATACTATACCAACAGGGGTGGGTTCTTCAATAAATGACACAGCCAGTCTTTTTTTGGGCAAAGGTACCTTACAGGAAAATAATTATTGGGGTTTATTGATGGGAACCACATATAATGGTCATTCTTATATTTTTTCTGCTCACAAAAACGATACCACGCATTATGATTTACTTTTAAACCCACATGGCGGTAGTGTGGGTATCGGGGTGACCAGTTCAAATTATACTCTCCACGTTGAGGCCGAATCTTCATCCAAAAATGGCGGCCAAAGAACAAATTATTTCAGAGATGAAGCAAATGAATCATTAACATCCACCAGTACTAATTTTACAGTTTCTATTTATGGTACCAATGCTATTTTTGCAGAAGATTATATTGTAGCATCTGATGAAAGAATAAAAGAGAACATAACAGTTGTCCCAGATGATTTATCATTAAAAATATTAAGAAATATTGAATGTTATTATTATAATTATATTGATAATGATTTTAAACAATTATCTGATGAAAATACAGAGAAAACAATAGGATTTATTGCTCAACAAGTAGCTGAACACTGCGAGTTAGCTGTTGAAGTAATTAATAGAGAAATACCAAATGAATATAGAAATATCAAAAACCCTCAATGGGAAGAAATAGATGTTTCTGGAAATACTAAATATAAACTAACAATAGATGATTTAAAGGGAGATTATTTGAAACATACGAAGTATAAATTTATTGTTCGGAATGTGCAATCAACAGGTATTGTTAATGACCCAGACGGAAAACCTGTTTTACCATTAGAAATATATAAAAAAATAATAACATCTATGGAAAATGATGCTCATAGTTTTATATTTGATATGATATGGGATAATGTATTTTTATTTGGTCATGAAGTTGATGATTTCCATGTTTTAAAAAAGGAAAGATTATGGGCTATAAACTTTTCCGCAACACAAGAAATCGACAAGATACAGCAGGTAGAGAAAACCAAGCTTGAAGCAGCGGAAACAAAGCTCGCAGCAGCTGAAGCAAACATCGCTGCAGAGAAAACCAAGCTCGAAGCAGCCGAAACAGAAATAGCAATATTAAATACAAAAAACCAAGAATTGGAATCCAAGCTAGCAGAGCAGACCACCATACTAACAAATTTAATAGAACAATTAAAAGCAAATAATACAATTAATTAAAACATGTTTTTCTAAAAAATATAAAGTTTATACTTTTTTCTAAAAAAAATAAAGTTTGTTTTTGTTATACTTTTTTCTAAAAAGTATAATATAATGAGTTCCAACCAATATACGGTAAATATCGTAAATGCAGATGAATTATATATAGGAGGAAGGAAAATACAAGCTTTAGAATTAGGTGTTCTTGTCTCCGATGACGCGTCATATGGTATAGGAATAGGCACTGATAAACCAAGATTAAAACTCGATATATCGGGTGCCGATGGCATAAGAATACCAGTTGGAACTACTGGTGAGAGACCTATCAATGACACATTTTTAGTTGCTAATGGCGTAGCTGCGCCTAATGGCGCAAAAAATTTATTAGGTATTTTAAGATATAATACAACAACGGAAAAATATGAAGCTGTTTGTGATAGTGAAAATTTAACTGCAGACCCTTCTTGGTGCAATTTTGTCATAGAAACAGGGACTAATGTGGGAAATAACAAAGTGGGAATTAATACAGGGACGGTAACACCCAGTCAAACATTGGACGTAAGTGGACAAATAGGTATAAATGATTATATTATTCATAATGGTGACACTAATAATACTAAAATAGGATTCCCCACTAACGATACATTAACAATAACCACCGGCGGAACCGAAAGAATGCGAGTTGACCCTAGTGGAAACGTGGGTATTGGCACTACAGGCACTACAAACCCCAAAGGTAATTTGCATGTTTTTAATTCAACATTAAATACCACGTCAGATTTATTATCAACATCGATAAATAGATGGACAAATGCACCTAGTTTAACAACAGACATTTATTATAATTATTTGGAAAATACTTTAGTAAGTAGTGAATCACCAGATTGGTCAACTGTGCCAAGATATGGATTTAAACTAGGTTCTTGGAGAAATTCCATCAGTTCAGGATTAATTTTGAAAACAATTAATTCTGCCACAATTGATTGGAAAACCACATTAAAAATAAATCATAATGGTTTTTTTTATTTTAATAGTCCGGATTCTCATTTAGAAAAATTCTATTCGCCATATCATTTTAGTTTTAAACCAATTGGAAATGGTAAATATGGAGACCAAATACCCACAAATAGTAAAATAAATGATTTAACATTTTCAAATTTTTCTACTGCACAAACCGAAACCAAAAATATTTTTGGAGAATATCCCGTTTTTATAGGCAAAGGTTGTTCATTATATAGTGATGCCAGTCCAAATTTAGAAAATACAAAATTCATTGCTTTTTCAGAAGAAGGTTCGTCGGGTTCGCAAAATTTTTACGGTGGCGGTATAATGTTGAATGATAAAATACATTTTATTACATACAATAAAATCCAGACAGCGTCTGTTGGCTTGACTGATTCAGCCGGAAATACAATAACTGATGGTGCAGAACTTCAATTAAGCACATATACGAGAATGACTATTGATGAAACCGGCAACGTGGGCATCGGCGTGACTTTGCCCTATAGCAAATTTACTATTGGTTTTAAAGATACCACAACACAGGACTCGACAAATTTGAGTACATCCGGGATTACAGCAGCAAAATGTTATATAGGAATTGGAAAACAGGAATATCTCGATGAACATAAAAAATTAATAGGTTTTGGTTATGTCTCTTCCAGTAGTAACTATTATCCCGCATACATTGGGTATCAAGAAAAAAACACGAGTAGCAATACCTACGGCGATTTAATTTTTGGAACGAGGTCATCGACCAGCCAATCCGTTGAACCCACAGAGAGAATGCGAATTCGATACGACGGCAACGTGGGCATCGGCACGACTTCGCCCGACGCTAAATTACAAGTTAATGGGGATTTTCACATTGAAGGTACCAGTAATGCTTGGACAAGTGGTATGGGGAAAGGTTTGTATTTTAGATTTCATAATGGTAATGCTGATGGTTATATACAATGTATGGATAGAACAAACAACACATACTATGGTTTACAATTTGACGCATTGGACTACAATTTTAGAACTAATGGGGTAACAAAAATGTTCATTAAACAAGACGGCAACGTGGGCATCGGCACGACTTCGCCGACTCAAACATTGGACGTAAATGGGGCAATCGGTATGGCTCACTATATTTATCATAATGGTGACACTAATACATATTTTGGATTCCCCACTACCGATGCATTCGCGGTGACAACTTCGGGAACTGAAAGAATGAGAATTGATAGTGCTGGCAACGTGGGCATCGGCACGACTTCGCCTGGGTCAGCGTTACATATTAAAAACAACTTCACGACCACACCAATAGCGTTAAAAATAGAATCACACGGACAGAATGATTCTAAAGCAAAAATAGAGTTGAAGTCAATTGGTAGTGGTGGGGGGTATGTATCCGGGTATATATCACAGGGACGCGGTGGTTCAGTTGGTGGACACGAATATTATATTGGTATGGGGGGTGGGGGAGACGGTAACAGTTTAGCAGTAACAAATGGAGGACGTGTCGGCATCGGGACGCTTTCGCCCGGTTACACATTAGACGTAAATGGTAATTGCAGGATTAATAGTACCTTAAGAGTACAGAACGCAGGAACACCAACTGTTGAAATGACCAACGCAAATTCAGGTACTTACGGTTCCGAAGCCCATGTTAAAATTAGGTTGACGTATGGTCATGGAAATGGTCGTTGGATACGAATGCATTACCACCACAACGACGAATTCTCTTGGGCTTGGCAGGCCGAAAGGTCCGGATCAAGTGTAGGAAATTGGATTTACTTTCAGCATAGAAATAATATCGGATCTAGCGGTTATAGACACACTTCATTCTATATTCATGGCACAAATAGTAAAGTTTATTTTCAAAATGGACATGAAAATTCAAGTGATAGACGTATAAAAAAAGATATTATAGATGTTCCTGATGATTTATCACTTGATTTATTGAGAAATATACCAGTACGTTATTATAATTATATTGAAGAACATTTAAATAAAGAATCACCTCATCAAGTTATAGGGTTTATAGCACAAGAAGTAAACGATGTGTTTCCAATTGCTGTAACAGATAATGAAATAAAAGTAATTCCGAGTGAAAATAGAATGTTAAATAATTTTTTATTGGAAGAGTTAATTGATATTTCTTCAAATACAATTAAATACAAATTATATACCGATATTAGTTGTTCAAAAGGTGATATTTATAAATTTCATTTGCATGAAAATTTGGAAGATTTTGCTAAAGATGTTTTAGCTGTCTGTGACGGTGGTGGTGTATTTATTTACACTAAAAATAATGAATATGCCTTTTCAAACAAATATAGGTATATATTTGTTGAAGGAAAAGAAATAAATGATTTTCACTTTTTAGATAAAGGAAAACTATTTGCTCTTAATTTTTCAGCGACGCAGGAAATAGACAAGATACAGCAGGTAGAGAAAACCAAGCTCGCAGCAGCGGAAACAAAGCTCGCAGCAGCGGAAACAAAGCTCGCAGCAGCGGAAACAGAAATAGCAACGTTGAAAACTACTCTAACCGATGTATTAGCTAGACTAGCAGCATTAGAATTAAATTGAATACTTTTTTTTATATTTTAAAAATATAAAATATAAAAATGGATAAAATCATTTACAGATTTAAATTTTCTGAAGAATTTCTTCCTAATTTGGTGGATTTTTCTACCATTCACCAATATGATAAACCGAAAGACTTCAAGGAAGCGTTTGATGAATGGAAAGATGAAAACCGCGGCATTATTACAAAAGAAACAATTCGTTTAGAAAACATTGGATATGAAGGAAATATTTATGATAAAATGTATAAAAGTGCCAGATATTACTTTAAAAATAAAGATAGGTCTGATAAAACTAATAAAAAACGACGTCCATATATTAGACAAGATAAAGATTTCATTAATATAGTTGATAGACATTTGTCCGGAATTTTCGATTTAAAACCATCTCAAGCATTTGATGATTTTAAAATAAAATATATTGAAATTTTTGAAAACGAATGTTTACGCATTGGAGAATTTTTAGACAAACAACAAACATTGAATAAAATTAAAAAAACTTATAAAAACAGATACTTTTTAACCAAACATTGATTTAAATGATGCAAAACTAACTTCATTAACTATACGTGATTCTTCACTTTTTCTAATCCATTCAAATTCATTGATTTTTCCAATATACAAATATTTATTACTCTTCTTTGCTACAATTTTTTTTCTGTCTTCCTTTTTTACTTCTTTTTTCTTTTTCTTCTTTTTCACAAAAACACTTTCTTCAATCTTTTCTTTCTCCTCTTCCTCTTCCTCTTCCTTTTCATTGCCAGTCTCTAAATAATCATCAAATTCATCTTGTTGATTTTTAATATCTTCATATCTATCGACATATAAACTTGTGCAAAAATTCATAATAACAAATTTTCTAGCAACTGTCTCCAGATAATCAAACTTAATATTTTTATTATCACACCAATATTCAAAACCCTCTCTTTCTCCATTGTAAAGCATAATTACCAAACCATCGGGAGTATTCTCAATTACAGAAGTATTTTTTGTTACTTCATTATTGCGACTCAAATCGTGTTCCATATCTTTCAATGAATATTTATCTTCAAATAATACTGTCGGTTCGCTTTCTTCGTCAATTAAATCATTATCTAATAAATATTTTCCTATAAACCACGATGTTAGAGCTACACTTGCCATTGATAGTAAAGACGCTACAAGAATTCTATTCATTATATTATAATAGTCATTATTTATTCGTGGTTTAAACTCACCCCAGTTGTTATCGCAAAAGTTATTTTCGTAAAAAGTCTCCATAATACAATTCATATTAAAAGACATTGTTGTTTTTTTAACTTATTTTAATAAATATTTTGAAATATTTTCAAAATATTTCAATTTTCAAAATATTTCAAATAAAAATATTTTCAAATATATATTATGAATAGTCCAGTTGATAAAAAAATGTATAATAGAATAAAAAAGGCAATATATAAAAAAAATCCAAAACATAGTGCGTATAGAAGTGGGATGATAGTTCAAACATATAAAAAAAAATTTGGAGAGAAATATGGAAAAAAACAACCTTATAAAGGAAAAAAAACACAAAAACGTGGATTAAAACGTTGGTTTAACGAAAAGTGGGTAAATCAAAGAGGAAAAGTTGGTTATAAATACAAAAATGATATATATCGCCCATCCATAAGAATAACAAAAAACACACCAATAACACATGGTGAATTATCCAAAAAACAAATAAAAAGAGCTAGGAAAGAGAAATATACAAGGGGTAGAGTTAGAAGATTTAAGAGAGGAACAAAGAAAAATGGAAGAATTATAAAAACGGCCAAAGCAATTTTTAAAAAGAAGAATAATGTTTCCGGAAATATCATTTTTGAACAAGTAAAAAAAGGCGTTAGAGTTAATTATGATATTAAAGGTCTAAAAAACGGAAAACATGGATTTCATGTCCATGAAAAAGGAAATTTTAAAAATGATTGTTTAAAAGCTGGTCCACATTTTAATCCAAGTCACGATAAACACTCCGGGAGAAAAAGCAAAAAAAGACATGTTGGCGATTTAGGTAATGTTATTACAAAAAATGGAAAAACAAAAGGCTCTTTTATTGATAAAAAAATATCGTTAAAAGGGAAAAATAACATAATCGGAAGAAGTGTCGTTGTGCATGATTTAAAAGATGACCTTGGCAAAGGTGGTGATAATGAGTCTCTCAAAACAGGAAATGCAGGAGCTAGGCTAAATTGCGCAATTATCAAAATTTAAAATACCTACAATAATTATATGTATCATACAATTATTGTAGGTGGTGGTATTGCCGGATTATATACCCAATATAAATTATTAAAAAAACATAGCAGCAGGAATAGCAGCAGGAATAGCAGAAAAAATAGCAGCAGGAATAGCAATAATATTTTATTAATTGAAAAAAACAATTTATTGGGAGGCAGAATATATACACATAAGGTTAATGTTAAAGGTAAAACGCATTCAATGGAAGCCGGTGCAGGTAGATTCAATGATAATCATAAGTTGTTATTGAAATTGATAAAAGAATTTGGTTATAAGATAATTAAAATACCAAGTAAGGTTAATGTTATTTGCACAAAAAAGCGATGGTTGGATAACGACATTTCAAAATTCTCTCCATATGATTATTTAGATTCTATTTTGGGAAAGTATAAATTAAAAACAAATATGAAAAATATTAGTTTTGAGAATTGGTTAGAAAAAAATATAGACAATGAAATCATCTTATTTTTAAAGGATATTTATCCTTATAAAGATATCTTTAAGACTAATGCCTTCGACGCACTGAATCTATATAAAAAAGATTTAAATATTAATAATAACTTTTATATTTTGAGCGGTGGGTTAATGCAATTAACGGAAAAATTGAAAAAGGAAATCATTTCGATGGGTGGTGTTATAAAGTTGAATACAGAATTGAAAAATATTGAAAACATTGAAGGGAGTTATTTAATTAAGACAAACAAGAGTGATTACTTATGCGAAAAACTTATTTTGACAGGACAGAGGCCAGATTTACTTAAAATAAAATATCTTAAACCTGCGAAAAAATTAATAGATACAGTGAGAAATGTAAATTTATGTAGATTTTACTTCATTTTTGATACTAAAAATTGTTCTTGGTTTAAAAATATAAAAAAAACAATAACCGATTCAAAATTAGCCTATTTTATACCTATAAATTATGAGACTGGACTTGTTATGATTAGTTATGTTGATGAACATAACGCCAGATATTTGAAAAAAATGGAAAAGGAAGGCAAACTAGTAAATTTTTTATTGCATGAATGTGAAAAAATATTTGGTGTAAAGAATATACCGAAGCCAATTTGGACAAAAAGTTTTTTTTGGAAATGTGGTGTGGGTAATTGGAACGTTGGTGTAGATAGTAAATTAATTGAAAAAAAAATAAGTAAGCCTATGAGAAATGAAAATATTTTTATTTGTGGAGAGAATTATAGTAGCGAATCGCAATGTTGGATAGAAGGTTCTTTAAAAACGGCAGAAAATGTGTTGAAATTAGTATAAAATTATTCTTCAAATTCACAGAAATATATTTCATCTGCTTCTTTATCATATATACCAATTGGTTTTTTTTCCATATCTAATAATAAATTTTTAATACCAGCATATATTCCCTTCTCGTCATAAATATATTTACAATTTTTTATTTCAATAATGTCAATTTCAACTTCTTCTTCTCCATTTTCCACCCAAATTTCTTTGTTTTCTACCCCATAATGTTTCGATAATTCGATTCTTTGTTTAAAATATGGGACATTATAATATCTAATACACCCATTATAAAATTTTAATTTTACATGCAGTTCTATATGTTGTTTTACCCATTTTTCATTAAAACGCATTTTCTGATGCATCCAGTAGTCACGATAACCACCATTGTTTGATAACCCAAATACAGTATATATTTTACAAGTGCAAATGTCACAATCTATTGTGTCATCTTCTTCCCATTTATGAGTAGTCCAATTTTTAGAGGGTGTTGATGCATTTATAGGTAAACGTAATTCCTGTCCATAATAATACTCTGTTAGGAATTGTCGCTTCAAATCTTTTTCACATTTTTTATATAATTTACTGGCTCTTATATGTTCATTTTTAATATGTAATTTCTTTTCTTCTTTTTCCTTTCTTGTTTTTAACGCTATTTTAAAATTTATTTCTAATTTTTTTTTACTTAAATAATTTGCTTCCTCGGGGTGGGTATTTTCAAACTTTTCTATATTACATAACCAATTGGTAACCTTTGATTTTCTTGAACTTCTAAAATTTGCAGCTTTTATTGCTAGTTTTTTTTCACGTTGAATAAAATTTTTAATGTTATAATTTATTCTGTTAAAACCACCTTTCAAGAATTGGTTTAATACTTTATCCATATTTTGCCATTTGTCAGAGCAAAATTCATAAATATATCTTTGTATATCTTCTGGTAAATTAAACATTGTCTTAAATTATTGTCTTAAATTATTGTCTTAAATTATTGTTTTAAATAAAAAAAAATATCAATTTTAATATATATGCCGAAAACTAGAAAAATAAAACAAAACAAAAAACAAAACAAAAAACTAAACACTAAACAAAACAAAAAACAAAACAAAAAACAAAACAAAAAACAAAACACTAAACAAAACAAAAAACTAAACAAAAAACAAAACAAAAAACTAAACAAAAAACTAAACAAAAAACTAAACAAAAAACTAAACAAAAAACAAACAAAGAAAAATGGATATTATTTTTTTGCTGATTACCCAGATTTTAAACCAAATCTTTCTCCAAGAGAAATGTTTGAATTGGGCAGTTTCGGGGGCACATATTGGCGTCCTATCAACTCATCAATATTAGGTAAAACCCTTAAAAATATTCATAAAAAATACCCGTGGTGGCAAGGTATTCCTGAAAATCATTTATCGCAATCCACATATGACAAAAAAATAAATAAATATGGTGTTAAAGTCGGAACAACTTTGGAATTTTGGGAAGGTAAGGGGTGGATAAAAAAACTACATCCATATGGTTGGGTGCACTGGTATTGTGATTTCTTTTCAGGAAAAAGATGTATAGACGATGAAAGACAAGTTAAAAGATGGAAAGGCTTGGCAGGACACCGTGGTAGATTTATGCGTTTTTTAGTAACACAAATACTAAAAAAAGGAACAAAAAAAGATTGGGATAATAAGGAAATAAGTCCCAAGATACGGCAAGTATTGCAGCATTGGGGATATAAATTAACAAAAAAAGATTTCAATAACGAGATTAAAAGGCGGAAATTATAATGACTTCAGTCGCAATTCAAATAATTCTTCAATTGAATCACGCAAATTTGGAACTTTATAAAGAATGTAACTCTGGTTGGGATTATTTGGATGAAGTCTTACCAAATACATGTGTCTAATTTTTTTCCCATAATTTTTTTCTAGGATTGCTTTGTAAGTATTTAGTTGGAGAGAATAATGCCAGAAATTGGCATTTGGCATAAAATCAATGCAATCCGTTGTTGCTGATTCCCATGCGTTGGTTTTTTTAATTTCTTTTGACCGCTTCCAGTCATAAATATCAATACTGCCATCTTCATTTTCAAATGTCATATCAATAGAACCAGCCATTTTTAATTCTTTGTCATAAACCATCCATTCTGTTCTGTATGGTTTAAAATCTTTATTATCATTGTAAAATTTCATGAAATATTTAAATTCGATGGAGTCATTTTTCACCGATTGTTTGTTGTAAAAACATTCAATGTCGTAATGCATTTTTGTTCCTGCTTCACTGGCTTCTTTTCCATTTTTTCTCCACAAAGCTTTGATTTCATTTGCTGTCATACCATAATATTTATTTTCAGTCCATTTATGTGACCTCATCATATTTTTAATGATTTTGTCGGAGTTGAAATGTGGAAAATGCGAGTGATTCCACTTTGTAACAGATGTGAACCCCGAATCCCCATCAATTGTATAAATATGAGGGCCTTCGTCGAATGATATATGCGAATCTCTTTCATGTTTGTTTAAATTTTCGAGATAGTGAGTTGGTGGATTCATTGTATTAGTTGGTTTATTGTTTTTAAATATTGAAAACAATAAAAGTAATTATCAATTTATAATAAATAAGCCTGGTGTAACGGAACCTGTATTGTCATAAAAACTTTTTTTAGTAAAGTAGAAATTTCTTCATACATTTTGTAATAATTCTTGGTTAATAATAACAATGTTCCTGCGCTTAATACAAGCATTTTATCGTGCTTGTCGAATTTTCTCTCGGCCCATGGCCAAAATACAAACATTACTACCAAAGCAACATACACCGCAAAAATATCCTCAACGACTTCTTCTAAATGGTGACTATAATTACTTATATGCAGTTTACTAATTAAAAACAATAATACTATGGAAACTTTTAATACAACAAAAATTTTATGATATGTTTTCATTTTTTATATATACTTTTTAGAAAAAAGTATGGCAAAAATATACTTTTGTCCTACTTTTCCCAAAAGTAGAGTTTTGTCCTACTTTTCCCAAAAGTAGAGTTTTGTCCTACTTTTCCCAAAAGTAGAGTTTTGTCCTACTTTTCCCAAAAGTAGAGTTTTGTCCTACTTTTCCCAAAAGTAGTTTTATTAAAAGAAATAATAAAAATCCCAAGAATAACCAAAATTATACCGGTAAGTTGTTTAAAGTTGATAGTTTCATCGAAGAAAAGATAAGAAAATAATATACTAAAAACAATAAACATGGGCTGGACAATTGAAACTGTAAAAAAGGTTTTATTATTTTTTAATAAATACAAAAAAACACAACCAGCTATAAATGCCATTAATACTCTTAAAAGTAAAAACAATATTTTCTTTTTTGGTATATTTATAATTTTTTTTCTATATTTTCTATTGTAATTTAAAAATATTATTAAAGGAATAAACATTACCAATGAGTCTGAAAATCTCAATTCATATGATGTAAAATAATCTAATAAGAAGAATTTTTCAACCGTTACAGTTATAGCCCATAATAAAGATGGTATTAATGCTAAACACAATTGTTGAAACATATATAATATACTTTTAGAAAAAGTATTATTCTAATGCTGTCAATCGGGTTAAAACATCCGCCAATGTATTTTCTAACGTTGCTATTTTTGCTTCTGCTGCTTCGAGCTTGGTTTCCGTTGCAGTGAGCTTTGAGGTCTGCTCTTCGAGCTTGGTTTTCTCTGCCTGCTGTATCCTGTCGATTTCCTGCGTCGCCGAAAAATTAAGTGCAAACAGTTTATTTTTGTCTAACGTGTGGAAATCATCAACCTCCTTACCATAACAAAAAACATTGTTCCAAGACTGGTCGAACGTAAAAGTGTTGTCTTCATTACCAACTACTTCTTTCATAACTTCGTTTCCACTTATATCATTACTCACATAAAATCTGTATTTTACACCACTGATGTCTTGTAAATCGCTACTCATATCAAACCCATTCCACGAAACATCTTCTAACTTTCTCATTTCATTTGGTATTATAGCATTTAAAAATTTAACAGCCATTGGTAAAACTTCTTTCACCTCTTGTGCGATAAAACCAATTGTTTTATCATAACCTTTCGCCACTTTATCTTTATATTCATAATAGCGACACGGAATATTTCTTAACATTTGTAATGCTTGGTTATCTTCTACATCAACAATATTGGTTTTTATTCGATTATCACTATATACAAACAAATGTGACGCAAACGCTGCTTCTTTACGAACAACTAAAGCCCACCCCCCGTAACTATTTCGATTGTCGCCACCACCCCACCAATTTATACCATGAGTGTTCGCCCCCCCGAGATATTGCGCATAACTTGGTATAATTGTGACGTTGCTGGTACCTGTGTTTATATCTAATCCGGCTTGCGGCGAAGTCGTGCCGATGCCCACTCTGCCCTGCCCAGTAACACAAAAAGGGATTTCACCTCCATGAGCACCACGGGTTCCACTCGGGGTAGTATTATTTACCCGAAATCCACGATTGGCTTGTGCATACCCATACATTCGAACTTCCGTCCAAACAGCACCGCCAGAATCAACACCCTTTAATCCCCAGTTGGAATCAAAATTGCCAAACATGTACTGTTTATTCCAATTCAATGTCATTTCCCCTGTAACCTTCATTGTGCCATTTACATCCAATTTAGCGGCAGGCGAAGTTGTGCCGATGCCCACGTTGCCGCCATTGAAATAAGACTTTTGATTTACCCCAATACTTACTTTTGCAACAGTCCCGCTATCACTATACATATTCATATACGGGGTACTTGTGCTAGTACCTCTTGCTACTTTGAAGATTAAACCATTTTCATCATCCAAAAAAATTCCTTTAAATTGTGAACTAGTCTTAACGTGTAACGCTGAATCAGGCGAAGTTGTGCCGATGCCCACGTTGCCGTCTGATTTAATGAACATTTTTGTTACTCCATTAGTTTTAAAATCGTAGTCCAATGCGTCAAATTGTAAACCATAGTATATGCCTGTTGTATAATCTACACATTGTATATAACCATCACCAGTATCATTATGAAATCTAAAATACAAACCTTTCCCCGTATTTGACCAAGCATCGCTTGTACCTTCAATGTGAAAATCCCCATTAACTTGTAATTTAGCGTCGGGCGAAGTCGTGCCGATGCCCACGTTGCCAGCACTGTCAATTCGCATAACTTCTCGGGAGTTGGAAAGGCCGCTACCCCAAGTATGAAACCTTATAGCTGATTGGTTGCTGTTTGTTCCACCCACGGCTCCAATCTCTGATGCCGTATCAACTTTCAATTCCATGCCCAAAAAGCAACCATCAGTGTTGTGCATGGCGTTGGGACCGTCCCATCTACCCATGTAAAAACTGTCTCTCGCAGCTGCTTCGTGTTTGTACCCGGACGGGCTTGACTTACCCATCCATCTACCAATATAACTTCCATGAACGTCTAAAGGTAATCCAGGCGAACTCGTGCCGATGCCCACCAACGTGTTGTCGTTATCAGGGTTTAAATATATAATATTACCATTAGCTCTAAAAAATTCATTATATGTGGTGGGGGCGGTGGCATGATACTGACCCATTGAAAACGCTCCACCGTGAACAGAGTAACCCATATAATAACCATAATTTAGGCCACCAATCTCCCTTTCAAATACAAGGCCGTTAGCATAAGTTGAAGACGTATTACCAATATTAGCTGTTTGTTTTATTTTTATATTTCCATTAACTTGTAATTTTGCTCCGGGGTTCGTTTCGCCGATGCCCACGTCGCCTGTAAATGAAGGACTCGCAAACATTGTAGCTTTACTTTCATTGGTTACATTTCCAAGTCCTACCATAATCGATGTAATGCCATATACTGTTCCTGTAAATGAAGGACTCGCAAACATTGTAGCTTTACTTTCATTGGTTACATTTCCAAGTCCTACCATAACCGGTGTAATGCCAGATACTGTTCCTGTAAATGAAGGACTCGCTATATTCGCTTTTAAACCTATTACTGCTTCGACATTAGTTATGTCACCAATATTAACTTGTCCATTATTTAATATACGCATACTTTCTACTGTATTTAAACCATCTGAACTAGTATAAAATTGTAAGCCATTGCTATCATGGGCAGTAATTGTAACCTTTTCATTATCAGAAATAACACCGCCCAACCCAGCCCATTTACTTTCATTATATCCATAAAACTTACCCGACTCATATTTAATATTACCCGGAACTTCCCCCGAACCCAAATTCAATGAAGATTCTGATATACTTAATTGCTTTACATCAACTACGTTAAAGCTTGCGTCATTCCCACTCAAATCACCATTAAATATCATATTACCCGTTAAAGTTCCTGTATTTGTAGGACCAGATATATCTCCCGGTATATGACCAATCATTTCAACATCGCCAATCCATAAGCGATTAACACTAACATCATACAATCGAGCATTATTTCCACTCAAATCGCCAGCGATTGTCAACGTATTGGCAAAAACATGACCACCCGATATATCATTCGCACTCAAATCTGTTATGAAAACACTACTGCAATCTAAATTTTTAATAAATGCATTACTGCAATCCAAATTATCACTAATTGCCACAGTATTCATTATACCATTTGCAAAAGTTGCTGTATTTCCAGAAATGTCTCCATTTATAACTATGCCATTGCTCATCAACGAATTGGCAAAAACATGACCACCAGAAATGTCATTTGCACTCACATCACTTGGCA